CACACGGATCCAGCGATAGGAAAAACCAGCTTGCTTATCAGGTTCTGGCAAAAGCTCAGGTTGAGCCCATGCGGTAGGACGCTCATAAGTTGAACGGGTTTCTAATTCACGAGTGATTCTATTTGTAGCCATTTTTTAAACCTCCAATTTTAATACTTCACGGGAATACTGCTCTGGACTCAGGCCCAGTTTTTTAATCAAGGCCATCTGCGACTGCTTTAGTCGTACCTGTTTAGAGGACGTGCTACGCGTTGCCGGAGCTACTACCGTGCTTGGCTTAGTCTTTTGAGGGGTTTGATTCTCTTTAGCCTCTGCCTGGGTGCTACTTTCTTCCTCAATATCGAAATACTCAGGAAACTTTTTGCGCATGGTTTGATCTATGCGCTTGTAATACTGGTCGGTACCAACAATATCCTTGCCGTACTCGTCCACTAATTCTTCATGTACACCAACAGCAAAGTTTGACATGGCTTTTTTGGTGCCATACCAAGGATTCTCATCCAACCAAGATTGTGTTTTGGCATCAACCCGTGGGTTTTGCTGTTCTACTTGCTGTATTTTTACTTCATTTTCATCTTCTTGTAAAGCGGTTGGCTTAAATTGTTTTGCTTGCTGTGCAGCATAAGTAGCTTCGCTCAATTTAGACTGCGCTTCAACAACACGATCGGCATCGCCAGATTCAAGCGCTTCTTTGTATTCACGCTTAGCCATTGCCACTTGCGTGTCAGTGTGGCTCTGTACGGTTTCGATGTAGGTTTTCTCGCCAGCGGTGTACTGTGCTTTGAGTTTTTTGTTCTCTTCAAGCACTCTACGAGCTAGTTCGATGGCTTCTTGTTGCTCACGCAGGGCAGCTTCTTTAGCTCTACGCTCGTCATTCCAGACCTTTTTGTACTGTTGGAGTCGTTCTTTCTGACTCCTATGAGGCATGTTTTCTTCTTCCTCATCAGTAGCAGCCTCAAGTTCCTTTACCTTTTCTTCAGGCATCGGCTTCTGGTTGCGGTCTTCTATCGGGGTATCATCCTCGATTTCAATGTCAATTTCGCCTTCTTCTAAGGGTTTACCCTTAGCTTCAATATCGACTTCTACTTCGTCGGGGAATTTAAATTCGTCTTTGTCCATTTAATGCTCCTTAAGCGCGTTTGATGCCACGTGGGTCCTGAACTACGGCTTCCACTGAGTCATCGTTAATCATTCGAAATTCACGGCCATGAATCAATAGTCGTGAGCCAGCGTTTGGTCTGACAATTACGAAATCACCTTGTTTGCACCAAGGTCCGTTCGGAAAACGGGCTTTATCGTTGTAGCAGTCTGGGCCTAGGTCAACGACAAACAGAACTGTAGCTAGCTTCTCTTCGTAGTTAATTGTCGAGTCTGCTTTGAGGATTCCGCTCTCGTACTCTTCTTCCACTTCAGGGATAGCGCAGAGGATGCGATAGCCTGATGGGTTTGGGAGTTGGCGAGCTTTCTCTTCGTCTGTTGCTGTGTACTGATAACTACCTACTACTTGTGGACTATTTGGGTTTGATCCAATTAGTATTTCACTCATCTGAATGCTCCAGGTTTTTTGCGAGGTCATTTAGTTCCATCTGCGCAGTAAGAAGACCTCGAATCTTCCCACACATAAACTGGTAATCGGCATAGTCTTTGGCTGTACCGGTTCCCAAGCTATCTTGCAAACCTTTAATTTGAACTTCTAGTTTTTGGTCTAGAAGCTCGAGGGTTTTATCCATCATTTGTTGTCACCCTTCTTAGGAGGTTGTTTTTGCTGCCGTTGCATGCGCTGAATATCGAATTGTTCCTTGGATTTGGCCATGTCAATTCCTAGCTTAGCACCCATTTCTTCCGCCTTAGCTTGGCGGTTTTTGTCATCTGCGATGACTTTAATCTGAGCATTCATACCGGCAATCTTCTCTTGGGAGAGGATACGCTCACGCTCAATAGCTAACTGATCTGCCTTAGCGGTTGCGTCGGCAATAAGTTTGCGGTTCTTAATATCAAGTTCCATTTGCTTGATCTTCAGCTCTTGCTGTTGCATCTGGATGATCGGATCTTGCGCAGCCTGTTGAGCTTGCTGGGCTTGTACTTCTTGTGTGTCACGCTGCAGTAACTGCTGGGAAGCAATAGCGGCCTTTTGTGAAATAGCCACTTCCAACATCTCTGGCATAGCGCGATCTTCTTGGTCGTCGTCTGGGTGGAACGGCAACTCAATACCCATCTGTTGTTCCATCTGCTTGCGGTACTCGTAAGCAATGTGCTCGTTAATGTGCGCCATCATTGCGGCTTGCATAGCCTGAGCTTGTGGGTTCTGGCCAACTAACTGCATGATCTTTGGGTCTTTCATCGCTGACATATGACAAGTGATGTGAGCCTGGTGATCTTGATATAGGAACGCCTTAACGGGTTTCATCATTAGTAGATTTTGGTTTTCACTAATCGGATCTTCCGGTACTTGGTCTTCCGGTAGCTTGACCAATTTGTTAGCGTTCTTAATCCCCAAGACGTCGAGCATCTGGCGGTGTAACAGTGGGAGGTTGTATAGCTGCGGCGCGCCTTGAGCCAGTTGTAAAACTGCTTGGTACTGAACGATCTTCTGCGCCATCGTTGACGCATTTGGGTCGGAGACCGGTATAACGTCGCAATCGTCGTAGTCTGTTTTCTTCGCACGCGCTGGACCTTCATTCGGCTCATAGGTGTACTCATCTGGTGTGTAGTCACGAATAATGTCACGTAACAGCTTGAGCTCATCTTTAAGTGAGTAGTGAATGCGCGCCTGAACCGCAGACATTACCTTGAGTGTGCGCTCTAGAATTGCCAGAGTTGTGCCCACGGGGGCTTGTGCTGACATGTCGCTGATATTTAAGTCAGCTGCCGATGCAAATCTACGACCTTCTTCGATGATCTTATCTAAGAGGCCAGCCAATACCAAACTTGGTTCTTTGTATGGTAATGGCATGATGTTGTCACGCATTGTTCCACTTGGTACGTCTACATCACGGAACTCTCCTGGCGCTATTGGTGTGTCATCACCTTTGGTTCGCAATCCACGGGTCTTAAAGCCACCTGGCAAGTTGCTAAGTGAACCTGCGTCAACCAACTGGCGGAGGATAGAAGTGCCTGACTTAGCAAAAGCGCCGATGAGATGAATAAGACCAAAGCAATAGAAGCCAAAGCCAGGAATATAGCCGTAGTGAACAAAGTGATTACGTTTTTGTTTATTCTCATCTTCTGGTCTCCAGTTGCGGCGGATTGCCAAAATCTCACCAGATGACTTCTCAATAGTGACGATATACGGCAAAGCGATACCAGTAGACTCGCCGTCATCATCTACATCTGGGTATGACTCAAGATCTAAGTCACACTGCATTTCCAATAACTTATAGCGATCATCAGTTGATGCACGGAAGCCCAGCTTCTCGGCAATCTTCTTCTCTACTTCATCAAATGTGTCTGATGGATCACCTAACTCAATATCTCTGTAGAACCCAGCCACTTGTAACTTGCGTAGCTCGTTCTTTGTCTTGCGCATCACATGAGTAATGCGTGGTGCTTGTGCTAATGATGCTGCACCATAAGGGACAACTAAGTCCTCAGCGGGTACGAACATGGATACTTGACGGTCCATTGACGGATCGAAATAAACTTTCTTAAACGCATTACCCGATAGACCCAAGCCCCATAACATTCTCTCAGTTTCAGGTCGGAATTCCTGCATCACATCTGTAAGCTGGTAGTTCATATCTGCCTGAACTCGCTCCGCCGCTGCTTTTTTCTCTGGTGTCTCTTTACCGATGATCTGTGTCTTAACTGGACCTGCGGCTGGGAAAATAGCCATGATGGTCTCAGCTTGGAACTTAACTAGCGTCTCTGATAACAGCGGGTGGTACACACCACAGGCACCTGGCCAAGGCTCCATACGCTCTTCGATCTTCATACCCAACAGCTGCAAGCCATCGACGTACGTCTGTATCCAGTCTTTGCGGGAGCTGACATCTTCTTCAAAGTCCCCGATGAGGTCACCTGATAACTGAGCAAGCTCTTGTGCGCTCATGTACTCCGCTAAGTTAGCGTCGAAGTCCTCGTCGCTAGGCTCTTCTTTCTCAATGCGAAGTATGGGATTGCCGTCAATGTCTAGCTCGACAGACTCTGGGTCCTCAATCGTGATCTCCATCTCTGGAGCATCTTCGTTCTCAATATCCGCAATGCCCATCGGAGCTGCGTATAAACCTTTTTCTATGGCCATAATTTACCTACACGTTATAGTAACCGGCGTTCCGGTACGATTTAAAATATTTCGGCTCATCTGGCTCATCACTATCTAAGCTAATAAAGCCACCCCTTCTGAATCTGAGCATCGCCTGAGTCATGGAGTCCACTAAGTCATCATGCTCGCCCGACGGAAACGACGCTGTCTCTTCAACCAACTCGTCGGCCCAGTGCGTATTCGGAACCCATACTCTCCCAGATGCAAATATATCAGCAACTGCGTTCAAACGGGCAATTTTATCGCTACCTTTTGATGGAACATATTCCTGTACAGGTATACCCATAGCTCTAAGTTCAAAAACTAGCGGAGCACCCGAGGCTTTTGCTTCGACGATCAAGGCATCTGGTTCCCACTCTTTATAGTGGTCGAATGCCATCTGCTTTAACTCTGGGAACTCCATGCGCTTCTTAAAACTGTTCAGCAATATGATGTTTGGCACCATAACGCCCCGCTCATTCTCTTGGTAAAACACGCCCCACGTCGTACATGCGCAGTAGTCTGAGCGCTGAGTCTTTAAAAACGCCGTATCCCAGCTCTGAATAGTAAATTCGCAGTAAGGAGGGTCCTCATGCTCCCAAATCTTCCACCATTCCAGCTTAACAATAGCTGAAACGTCTGAAGTCGGGCTCTGCATGTACTGAGCCATCCATTTACCGTTAGGTAATTCCTGGTGGAGCGCTTCTAGCTCCTTTAATGACCAGAATTCAGGCCAAAGTGGCAGTCCATCAGGCAAAATCGCTGGAAATTCAATGACTTCCCACTCTTCACCGCTTCTTTGAGCAGCCGCTTTGACTACTTGGCCCGTTAAATCACGCTTGGACCACCGTGTCATAACAATAATGATCGCACCACCCGGTTGTAGACGCTGACGAGGACCAGATGTATACCATTCGTACGTTTTGTCGTACACCTCTGGGT